GCAATAGGCAGCAACTAGGTTAGGAAAGATGAAGAATTACTCAACAATTCTCTCCGGGCATGCTCTCCGAAGCTTGGAAGAACACACTCTTCATTATGATCGTCGTCTGACGACGAACATCGTTCCACCCGCCCTACGTGACTACGTAGGGGGGGTACACAGCTTACACCTGAAGCAGGTGCCTAGCTGTCAAAGCATCCGACGGGCGGGTAACCGCCTGTCAGACGAAAAGGCCCCCTTTCTGAAAGGGGGTTATTTCTTTGATGAATCGACCGATGGCGGTGGCCACGGTACGAGCGAGCCGCCTCTGGCCCATTGGTCAGAGACGGACGACACACCTCCTCAATTTGAGGAGGAGTCAGACCCTCCCGCAGACTTATCTGCGAGTCGGAACATCTACGAGGATCCTTTCAAGATCCTCGCAGGATATATGTTTGCCTCACAGTACTGTGAGGACAAACCATTAATAAACGTCTGGCCCGGTGGTTACCACCGGATCCAAGACAAACTGCATCCATCCTACTTTGGGATAGATGCTAAATCATCTTTACGTTTTGTAGACGTAAAGGGACATCGGGAAAAGATGTATTTCTTATTCCGACATACCCATTGGGGTCATAAGATCCAAATGGAGAGGAAATCTGAGAAGGGAACCCCTCTCAGATACTTTGCGAATAATCTCTTTAGGAGGTTATCGCACTTTATTAGAGGTCTTCCGGATCCCATGTGGACCTTGGAAGAGAAAACGCGATTCGGAGATTTCTCCGAACCGCGAAACAAAACCTTCAGAGCCCAAAGGCTCTTGGAGGTACTTAAAACCGTTGACGGAATGTTCCTTCAACGGTATTTCGCATATCCAGAAGAAATCTGGACATGGGAAAAGTTTGACCTGTATGTGATACAGGCAATCTCTATCCTCATCACCGACGAGTTCTTCGACGGTGAGGTTAGTAACTATGTTCTGGATGAACATGTTACACATTACGAGCAACTGAAACGTGCTCGTAAAGCGTTCAAACTCGTGATACACGAGGATGAACCGGAGAAATATCTCCAAACACTTGAAAACCAACCACGTTGGATTCAAGAGTACTTCCTTCCCACATGGGGGAAGGCAGTACGTCATGAAGGATTCTCCAGGTTATTCCTGGCAGGATCCCTGTCCCAGACCAGAGGTTCTGGGACACCACCCGCTCTCGTCGTTTTACGAAGTAAGCGGAAGTTTCTGACGTCGGTGGCTGAATTGCCACCGACGGTCACACAAACGCAGGTGAACTTATTCACCCACGCGTTAGAGGAATGTGTCGGGGAAATCCCCGATCACATATTTACCGGCCTCTCGACAAAAGCGAGAGTGACCGTGACCGGATCCGCATGTTGGGAATCAACACGGAAGGAGGGCGGAACCGCCCAAGCCATACTTGAACTGATGTCCAAGTATGAAGAGTACCAGATCCCTGTAAGGGACCTGGACACAGGTGAAATCACTTCTTGGAAGTGGAAACACCAGTTCGAAAGCGTAGGAACAGCAATTTTCTACGCTTGTTTAGATGAGGTTATCGAGAGTGATCTCGAGGACCTCCAAACCGTTCACTTGACCGTTGTCAAGGAACCGGGAAAAGCCCGAGTCGTCACAAAAGGACGAGCGGCGCTAAAGATCATTCTAGACACAGTCTCGAAGATCTGCTCTCATCCCCTCAAGAAGGGGTTTAAGAGCTCTGAATCCGGGATGGGACGTTCCCATCACGGATGGAATCTCTTCAAGGACTTTTCCTCTGAAGAGATGCATAATATGTTGTTCACGGAAGACCGTGAACGACGAGTAGAAGACACTTTCAATGATCACATTGATCGTGTACAGACGTGGCAGGACCTTTGGTTCTGCAGCACGGATTACCAGGAGGCAACTGACCGAATGGTACACGAGCTAGCGGAAATTACCGCTAGTACGTGGATGGACAAATGTGGAATTCCTCCACTTTTGTCGGGAATCGTCATGGCGGTTTGCTTCAAACCGAGACGAGTAGTCTTTAGTGGCACTGGGCCACTATCGACAATCGGAGTGGAACTCTCCGACGGACTCCGCGTAATTACATTACGCAGGGGTGTTTTAATGGGGGATCCCCTTACAAAGGTGATCCTCCACTTCTCGAACATCATAACGAGAAGATTGGGCCGGTCATTAACTGACGGGACCATATTTGCGCACTTCGACAATGGCGAAGAGTGCAAAGAAGCATATCTAACCGGGTTAGGTATGCCACTTCCTGAGTAGGATAACCTACGCAGGTGCAACATAGGGCTCCCATTGGAGCGACACTACGTT